ATTGCTTTTTCATATTCTTTAGCATTTATAGTTTGAGCTTTCCAAGCTGAAGGCTCTTTGTAAATTTCATCATGCCTTGTTCTATTATAGTTTGTGTCTCTTCTAACCTTTTCATTGTAAATACTATCGCTTATAAATTTAAATAAGCTATCTTGAGCATCATTTATATTATCTCCACCAAAAAGTCCTTTTATGTTTTGCCATGTTCCACCCAAAAGACCTTGCCCATCATAATAAGAATCACCACCACCTTTTTTTATGGTGTTAAATCTTTCTTGTATTGCTCTCATCTCAGGATTTGACTTTGTATAGCTTGGTAGATTAAGTATTGCTTGGTCTGCTAAAATTTCATCTTTTTGCTCTCTTGCATTTATTGCTTGCTGTCTTAAAGCGTTTTGCATGGCATATTGTCTAGCTCTTTGATTATAATTCATTTGCCATTGCTGATCTGCTATATTTGCTCTTTCTTTTTGATAATCAAAGTTTCTCTCATTTTGCAAAAGCTGATTATTTTGCATAGCCTGATTAAATTCCATTTGTTGCTTTCTTAAATCTTGCTCTTGCTGAAACTCATTAGCTTTAACTTTATCATCAAAACTTTTGCTCATGATGTCATATAAGACACCACCGACTTTTCCTGCGTTTTGTATAACGCCTGTATCAGGATTAAATACTACTCTTTGTGGGTTATAAAATGCCATTTTGTTTCCTTTATTCTTTCTTTTAAAATAAAGGATTTAAGGAAGTTTGTGTATAATTTTTAAAGGTGTGGTGCCAAGGGTCGCCACCCTTAGCACTAAATTACCACCTAGAAAGGCGGTGAAATAAGATGCTACAAATCTTAATAGTTATTATACTACTTTGTATTATTGTTGTCAATGCAAATTAACAATCAATAAACAAAGCCCCTTATACAAGGGGTTAAGATTTACCCTTTAAAACAAACTCCTTAAATCCAAATCTATTTAATTACTCCAAACATTTTGAAGTTTATTTTCCATATTCTTTCTTCTGTTTAACTCTTCATTGGCTAAAAACTTATTGAAGCTATAAGCATCTTTTTGTAAATCAAAATTTTTCTTTGCCATCTTTTGCTGATTATAAGCACCATATAAAGCACCCCCAGCGCCTAAAACATTTCCTAATCTATCAAAATTAGTTATTTTGTTTGTATCGCTACTTTTAAATAACCAATCTCCAAAATTACTAAAAGAATTTTTTAATCCATTTAAAAAACCACCACTGCTACTTGCTAAATTTGGAGTAAAATTGCTTGTTTTCATCAAAGTATCTGCAAAGCTAGAGCCTAGTCCCGTACCACCTTTTAAAGCTGTTATAAAATCCATAATTTCTCCTTTATACTAAACTTAATAATTCTTTGCCTAGATCTATCTCGCTAACTTCGCCTTTTTTTAACTTATCGTTAAAATCACTAGTTCTTACATTATTATTTGCACTTGATAAATCTTCAGCTTTTTTGGCATTATTTGATTTTCCGACCAAATTAAGCAAGGTTTTCCAGCTGTCAATATCACCTTCGCCTAAACCATTTAATTTTGTTGCAAGTTCTGCCATAGCCTTTAAATCCGCATCAGGATAGGCTTTTCTTAACTCGCTTTCTACTTGTGCGTATTTAGCGATTAGTGCATCTTGCTCTTCTTTGTCTTTTTGCTTTTTATCAAGCTCTTCAAGCCTTTTTAATTTCTCATCAAGTCCATCAAGTCCTAATTCTTTTAAATACTGCTCTCTTTGTAATTCTTGTTCGCTTGGCTCTTTTTTTGGATTTTTTAAAGCTTCAAGCTCACTCATTAAAGCATTTAATTTGTTGTCATTTTCACTTTTATAAGCTTCAAACATCGCCTTATAATCAGGCTCGTTCTCATTAGCAACCTGCATAGGTTCATTATCTTCTACTTGCGTAGGTTCATCGCCATTATTAGCAACTTGTCCTTTATCATCATCTGTTATAACATTTATTAAATCTTTTAAAGCATCATTTTCCATCTTCTTCATCCTTTATTTTATTGATTATTATGTCTAAAAAAGCCATAGTATCTAAAGCTTTTAACCTTAACTCTTTCTCATCGTTATTTTTTGCTATATAAAAACATTCACTATATTTTGCTTTAATAAATTCGATTAAATTCTTTCCTCCTTTAGTTTTAGATATATCACTTTTAATTTCAATATTGAGCATTAGTTTCTCCTTGTTGAATTTCTTGCTTATTCTCAAAAGCAAATAGGCTATTTACATTCTTTACACCTAAAATTGGTAATAATTCTTTAGTAAGTTCTTTACTAGCATTTATAATCCCATAAGCAGAATTTGCATCGCCTATGCTCATATACATTTGATATAACCCAGAAAAAACTTGCATACTAGCTTGAATTCCTGCACGTCTAATTTCTTTATTCATGGCACCTGTGCCGGTTTGAATTTTAAATCTAAAACTAGGTATATCCTCTCTTTGAAAACCATTAAAAAAACTATCTTCTCCATACTTAAAAACAAGCATTGCAAATCTATCAAATAAAGGCTCTATAAAAGTTTCGTTATACTGTCTTATATAGTCAGCACTTCTTCTTCCGCCTTCTTGTGCTTTTATGCTAATTTCTGTTGCTGTTTCATTTTGTGCAGTTTGAGCTCCATTGTTTTGTGGACTAACTCCTGTAACTTCTGTGAGTTCGCTTTCTAAAAGCTGTAAATTCATTCCCGCACTATTTACATTTGGTGGTGGTAATATTTGCACACCCTTTGGATCGTCTGTATATATTGGTTTTCCTAAGGTTTCTATATCTTCTCTGCTTACTCCCATTGATTTTGGCATCATTATTTTAGGCATGATATGAGTTCTTACTGCATCGATTAAAAGATTTCTAGTTATATTAATTTCATCTTGCAAAGGCATAGCAGAAGCCATTATAGGCTCGCCATAAGCACTTACATAGTTTTCGTTATCTATCTTTTTAAGTTGTGGTAGCATTGAACCCCAGACAAAAGGCTGTCCATCTTGCAAAGTAACTTCATTTCTAAGTAAATTATTTTCAAATAAGGTAGAAACCACCCACTCATCATCGTTTTTTCTTTCATAAATATCATAAAGCTTCACTTTCTTATATTCATCATCTTCATCAAAAAGCTTTTCAATTTCTATGTTTTTATAAAACCCTAGCTTTTGTCTTTCATGGATTTGATTATAAGTTAGATAAATTTCATTGACTATATAGCCTACATCTTCACTATTTAATGCATTTGGATCAAAGAATATACTATCAATATCTACTCTTTCAATGCGTGGCATTCCTTTATGCCAAGTAAGCTTAGCTATACTTGTTCCCACAAGTAAAACATCTAAGAAAAGCGGTTGAAAAATCTTAAACATATTGATTTTACCACTATAAAAATCAATTGCATTCTGCCATAGCTCTATAATCGTATCATCGCTATTAATGTAAGTTTCAATATCTGCCATTCTCTCACTATTAAAATATACATCATTTAAGCTAGTGATTAAATACTTTACCTTAGCGTTTATTTTTGGTATGTAGATACTTGATTTATTTCTTTTTCTCAATTTTTGCATTGCCTTATTTTCAAGCAAATAAGCATCTTGCAATTCTTTAAAGTGTGGTTTGTAATTTTCATATCCACTTTTACTTTCTCTAATGAGTTGTGTTAAAAACGACACTCTCTCATCATTAGTTCTTTTTGTTTTCATTCATAATTCTCCATATTGTTGTTTTGCTTAAATTTGTTATTTTTAAAATATCTTTTTCATTCACTCCTTTTTCAAATAAAAACTCCGCAAATTCTCTTTTAAATTTCTTTTTAGAAATATTATTAAACCCTGATACAAGCTCTAAAAATTCATTTGCAAGACTTGACTTTATAGCCTCATCGCTTAAATTTGAAAGCTTTTTTATTTTGTTTACATCAATTGCATCATAGATCATTAAAAACTCACCAGCCATCATAACTCCAATCTTCATTAGTATTGTTTCTGCTGTATAGTTTTTCAAAAAAAGTTAATGCCACCGCATCGCTAACATCAGGACTTTTGCCATAGTTCTTTTTTAATTGTTCTTTTGAAACTATCTTTAAAAGCCCCTTGTCGCTATATTCATACTCAATCATTCTCATATCTTTTTTTAATTCTTCATCTTTAACAAGCTCCATGTGTTTTAAGTTTTTAGCAAAGGTAAAATACATTTGCGCTCTTTTATTTAAGTATTCATTACTGGTTGCAGAATTTGCAGAATTTGCCTCAAATACAGGCAAACCATAATTTAACAAGACATCATATACGCCAACGCCAAGACCACAGGTATCTATAAAAATACCTTTTGGTTTATCTTCGCTTTGGTTGTATTCGGCTAGTATTTTGTTTGCTAATTCCATGGTTCCAAGTTGTGAGTATTTTTTAATCTCATCAATTACAAAACCTTTTCTTTTTGCAAGAACACTCTTATCATCTCCATATCTTGCTACATCAAGCCCCCAAATATTCTCACCTTGCATTTTTTCAATACTAAAAGAGTTCTTGCTCATCGCATTTTCAATTTCAGTTAATGCAAAAAGCTCCGCACCCCCGCTATCTATAAACTCGCCATAAATTTCTTGCTTGACAACTTCACTACCTTCTCCGCCTACTTCTTCAATTAATTCTTTAATTTGCTCTTCTTTTAAAAATGGATTATCATAGCTTGAAAATTGAAAGTGTTTCCAATTTTTATCGCTGAGTTCTTTTTTGCAAAGTTCATAAAATAGATTTTTTCCTTTAGGAACTCCACCGATAATCGCTCTTGATTTAGGGTTATCAAGCAACATAGGGCGTATGGCGTTATACCAAAGATACTCTCCTTTGCTGCCTTTTAAAATAATTCCTGCTTCGTTTAAGATAACAAGGTCATATCCAAAACCTTCGATATTTTCACTTCTTTCAGCACTTCTCATATGAAGCACAGCTTTATTAATAATTAGTTTCTTATCTTGCACGCTCCATGAGTAAAAATCTTTTGGCAAGTTTTTTAACTCAGGTGTAAAATATAACTCGTAATAGTTTTGTAAGTTTGCTTGTATGGTATCCACCCATAAAACATTTTGTCCTAAAAGCAAGTTTTCGATAACAAACTTAGCACTTCCCCTTGTAAAACCAAGTCTTCTGCCCTTTGCTACAGTTATAAAGCGTGGATTTTTATCATCAAAAACTTTAAGTTGTGCCGGAGTGTAAGAAAAATCGATTTTTAATTTCATTTGATTTCACTTCTTATAATTTCAATTTTTTGAACGTTATCGCTGACAACTTCTTGTTTATCCACATATCCATGTTGATTTTTTAGCAAGAACATACTAACGCTAGGTGTATAAGTGCCGATTAAGGAATGGTTTAAAATATCCATTTCACATTTTTGCTTAGCCTGAGATACAATTTCTCCAAAATCCTTATCCTTCTCCCACTCATTTAAAGTTTGCATTGAAATCCCTAAATGCACAGCTAATCCCACTTTTGTTTTAGGTGCAAAAATAACACTTTCTTTAGTTTCTTTTAAAACAGTTTTTTCACTAAAGTAGTTTTCTATCTTTGAAACAAGCTCTTCTTTTGTCATACTTTTGCCATTTGTCATCATTCTAGCCATTAAGCCACCCCTTCTTTAAAATCAAATTCTTTGATTTCTAGGTCTAAAAAAGATTTTTTAAAACTAATAATCTCATAATCGCCTTTTAAAACATTCTTATCGTTTTCAAATAACGCATCTAACACGCATTTTACGATATTGTCTCCATCGCCATGCCTTTTGCTGTTAAATCCTATTTTTAAAGAAAACTCATATTTCTTTTGCTTATCAAAGGCTTGAAAACAGCTAATATTATTTTGTCTTCTAAACTCCATTTGCAAGAGTTTTTTAAAATCTAAATATTTAAGATAATCTTTACATGCAAATTTAGATCTTTGCGTGGTTCTTTTATAAGGAACTGGGTTGCTTTTTAAATCAATTTTTAAAATATACTTTTCCATTTCATACTTTCTTAAATTTAGCTTATGCGTTTAAAAGCTATTTTGCTTTTAAGAATTTTTTCAAATCTACTCTTATTCTCATTAAATAGCCTTTTTTCTTCAGCTTTTTCAAGCTCTCTCATTTCATCTAAAGTTAAAACTCTTTCTATTTCTCGCATTGGTAAAGAATGCTCTAAATCTCTTCCTATCCTATCTTGATTCTTGAACATGAAATCAACTAAAGCTTCTTTAAATTCTCCATTAGCTATCAAATCACCATCTTTATAAGTGATTTGCTTAAAAGTATTGATGCAAATTAAAGAATCAATAGATTCTTGATTTATTTTAATTTTTTGATTGCTTCCGTAATTTGCAAAATATGAGTATTTAAAATCGCCTTTAAAAACTCTAAAGCAAGCTTGATTTTTGTATTTATTACAAAGCCATTCTAAAAATATTTCCTTATCTTCAAAACGCTTTTTAAACTCGATTTGAGCCCTTTTGCAAACTCTTCTTAATTTCTCATAGCTTGTCCCTACGATATTCTCTCTTTCTAAAGTTTCGAAATAAAAATCTAAGAAAGCATGAATATCCTTAACGATTTTGAGATATCTACCTACAATATCAGTTGCTTGAGCCTTATTAATTTCCAATAAGTCCATTAAAATTTGTATTTTTTCTTGCATTTTTTACTCCTTAAAAGCATCCTAAGAGCTTGTCTTTGTTCTCATCTTTCATTCCGTAATACTCCATCAGGCTATCAACCACACTAGGATTGGCTTCTTTTTTTCTGTTAAAACGCTGATTTTTTCTTGCTTCATTTTCTTTAGCGTATTTAAGCCATGTATAAAGACTTCCTGCCACACTTGACATTCTTTTTCCATTTCTTTTCCATTCCCTAGCATCCCAATAGCCTATAAAATCATTAGCCAACTCTTCACCAAAGCTTGTACCATTTTTCTCATTAAAAGCTATTATTTGCCCCATAAGCTCATTAGTATTTGGGACTTTAAACTCTTTTTTTGCCATTTTCTCTAACTCCTTTTTGCTAAAATCAATAAAGCTCGTCACAAAAGAGGCGTTTTGATTAGAAACGCGTTCTTTCTTTTCTTGATTATTTTTTAAATTTTCTAAATTCTCTTTTTTTATAAATTTATTATTATTAATATTTATATTTATATTATTTATAAATTTATTATCGCGTGCGTGCGTGCGTGTTTCTATATAATGCAAATTCTCTTTTTTTTCGTTTTCAGTAGTTAATTTTCTGTCGATTGATGAAGCGTTATTTTTAAGAGTTTTGCTTAGCTTTTCATCACTGTTTTTAAGCAAAGATAAAGATTTGTTAAAATGCTTTTTAACTTGATAATTTTCATCTTTTAAAATCCATTCATAAAAATTTAAAGAGCCATTTCTAACCTTTTTAATTTCTAAAAGTCTTAGTTCAATTAATTCTTTTTTAGCAATTCTTAGTCTATTTAAACTCATTCTTTGATTGTTTTTAACTTTTATAAACTCTCTTAAATAGATTTCACTTACAATCGTTTTTTCACTAAGCTTTGCTAATTGAATATACAATGCTAAAGCATCAACACTAAGACCACCATAAGCTATAGTGTTTGATAATTTCAAATAGCCTTTTCTCTCTCTTAGGCTTTTACGCCCCAAAGCTACATCAAAACTTGCTATAAAATTTGGTATCAACAACTCTCCTTTATGTTATAATTTAAATTAAAAAGGCTTTTTATGTTTAATTCTTTCTTAATTTGTCCTCACTACCGTGATAAAAAATGCGTTTTAGATAATGATAAATGCAAGATATTAAAATCCCAGCCGAAATACCAGCCACTAGAAACAGTCTAAAATGCAACATCATCAAAGTAAAAATAAATAATCCTATAATCTCAATCAATCTCTCAAGCATTTCATTCCTTAATCCGTTTTAAAAAGTCCTTTGCTATAATTTTTTTGCACCCAATCAAGAAAGGACTTATCAAAATGGATGACAAAGATTTAAACTTGTTAAAAAACATCCCTTATCTTATGGAAAAAATCGAAGAGTTAGAAAACAGGATAAAACAGCTAGAACAAGCTGCACAACCACAACACTACTCTTTGGAAACTCCAAATTACTTAGGAGAAATCTAAGTCTTATCAAGGCTTAGAATATCCTTTTTACCTAGTTCTCTATAGTATTTTTCAAATTTTAAAAAATGAGCAATCCTATCCGTAATAAGCTCATCAATACTATTAAATCCGCCATCATTTGCCACACTTTGTAAAAGTTCAAAATACTCATCAGGCATCTTAACCTTTAGCTCAATCACTTTCATTCTCTATCCTTTCTTTTTCTCCCACGCTTAGGTATGTTTATAAGATTGCTACGAACATCCACCCAAAATTCATGAGGTATTCCGTAGAGTTTTTTAAACTCTATTTGTTTTTTGAAACTTGGAACCATTTTATTGATTCGAATTTTTTTAATAGTTTCGTAGCTATAGTGCTTTTTTAATTTATTTGTTAAATTTAAAAAATCCATTTTTCAACTCTTTTTTTAATTTGAAGTGTA